CATGCCTACCAGATTCACCCCCTACTATACCTCGCAATTGGAGAACGAGATAATACTTTCTACTGGCTCTCGCTGAGGGAAAGAACCTTTTGATTATTAGCAAATAAATTCTGAATCTGCAATTAAATAAAAAAAAATTAAAATATTGGTTTACATTGAAGAACCTACAATATAATCTAGGTTTATAAATAATAATTGGAGAAAACAAATGTACTATAATGAATTAACTAAAAAACCTTATTCTGGTAAAAACATTGAGATTTTAGAAGCTACTGGTTTAAAAGGTGGTTTCTTAACTTTTAATCAGGCTATAAAACTAGGTTATAAAATTCCTAAAGGCACAAAAACTATTGCTAAACTAATTAGACCTATGCTTGAGGAGGTCGAGGTTAATAAAGGCAAGTGGGAAGTAAAACAATCTGGCAGATTATTCCCAGTATTTCATAAATCACAACTAGAGGAAAAGGGTGCTTAGGCATCTTTTTTCTTTTTTTTGAAAATAATTAAAATAAAGGTTTACTTCTATAAACCTACAATATAATCTAGGTTTAATTAAATAAATAATAATAATAAATTGGAGATAATAATGACAGATATAACTAACTCAAACGAATATGACAATTACCTTAAAGAACATATAAAATCATATTGTGTTACAGAATTCAAGGGTCGTGGTGCTTATGATAAAACTCACTTTTTAACTATTGAAGAAGCCAATAGGTATATTAAAATTATTAATGAGATACACCCAAACTCACAAGTTCTTCTTTATGGGTTGTCAAAACCACCTCATACTACAGAAACTGTTTCTATTGCGATGGAGGGTTAATTATGAAAATTTGTATTCACACTCAAGATTTAGAAGCTCGTGGCGATAGGTGGAAATATGCAGGTGGCGACACTTACGTAATTAGAGATATTGCAAAAGAAGAACTTGATAAATACGATAATGTTTATTTTAAAGAATTCTTAGAAAATAGATTTAATACTTCATATACTGGTCAAGCACCTACTGAAGAATATGAAATGCAATCATATATTTTAAGCATTGATATTGTTGAAGATGACCTTAAAGAGTGCGAAGATTGGCAAGTTCCTTACACTTTAGAGGTCAGAGATATTATTTCCGATGGTGGTCTAAAAAGAGAATTGTTCTGCCATAGGTTTACTCCTAGAGGAGATGACTGGTCAACTGATGAAAAATATAAAGATATTATTGGTTATGTTGAGCAACATTATATCACAACAACTAATCACCTTGAACAATACGCTAAAGAATATGTTAACAAAGGTGCTGACCATTTAGTGGTTAACGATTTCATTCATCGTGACTTTTCAAGAAAACCATATGATATGTGGGCTTCTGTATAACAAACCTAAAGGAAGCATCAATTAAGGTGCTTCCCTTTTTTAATTGGAGATAAAAATGAATAATACTTTACACGAAATAAATAAACTTCAAAAAATCACAGATACAATTTCAAAAAATGTAGCTTGGAATCTTCATGTGGCAAATGCACTTGTTGATTTAAGAGATTTAATTAAAGAAAAACAAAAAGAAGTAACTCAATTTGAATTAGACAATATGTCTTATGAACAATATGAAGCACATTTAGCAGGGAGAGGTTTCAATGATTAATTTTATTAAAAACTATGGCGTTTATGTATTTGAATTTACATTTATATTAATGTTATCAGCATTTGTATATTTTTTATTGATAGCACTTTAAGAGTTAAAAATGATTAACCCAACAGAAAAAAAACGTAGAGGTTATCTCTTTCACTATTCCGATGGTGTTAGAGATGCCTTTATAAATAATGAAATAGACTCTATCAAAAAATCGTCTGCCTACTATAGACAAGGATTTGAGTTTGGTAAAAAATTAAAATTAGAATTGGAGAAAGACAATGGAAGCAACTAAAATTGGCAATACTGAATTATATACAGCCAGAGTTTTAAATATGTCTGTGGCTCAATATTATGGAGTCGTTAAAGAATATAATGAATTAGTGGTTGAAACCAGAGAATTAAATAAAAAAGAGTTAGAAAAGAATGGAGATAAAGCAGAACTCAATCTTTATTATTCAGTCAGATACAACCTTAACAAATTAGTATTAGAAAAGATTAATGGAGAAAATAATGAATAAGTTTTTACCATTAATTGTTGTATTGGCTTTAAGCAGTTGCTCTTCAACACCTATTGTTGACAGTAGAGGGAAATCATCAGCAAATTTGAAAGGAGATATGAACCGATACCACGACGATTTATTTACTTGCAAAAGTCTTGTAGAAGAAGAAACAAATTTTCTTTTAGAGCAAGGCAAAATAGTATATAATATGTTACGTTTCAAGGTGTTATGGCTAAGTCCTAAAGCACAAACTAGGCAGAATTTAATTAATAATTGCCTAGAGGGTCGAGGTTATAACGTATTAAATAAATAATAAATTGGAGAATAAAATGTCGAATATAATAGATAAAATTTACGATAATACTAAAGATGGAGTGCCTAATTACTCTATAAATTTAATTGATGGCAGGCGATTATATTATAGAGGTATGGTTTTAAACCCTTTGCCACAGTCTGGTGATGCGATTGAATATACAATCATTAATACAAAGACTTCAGCTAATGGCAATCAATACACTAATATAAAAGATGTAAAAGTTGCCACATCTCAAAGTGAGCCTATTAACCAAACACCAACTAATAACTTTAATAAAAATAATACACAAAGATTAGATATTTTTGTTACTGGTATTGTAGGTCGTTCTATGGGTAGTGGTCATTTTTCTGTAGACGATATTGAAAAGCTAACTAAAAATGCAGTAAATGCTTTCAATGAAAACCTCGAAAAATTATAAAAAATTATTCGCTGACTTCTGGGGATATCACGAATACGATATTCCCATTTGTTGGGGTTGTTATAGGCAACAAGCAGTTGATATACACCACTTAATACCTAAAGGAATGGGTGGGGTTAAAAACAATCGTTTAAATAGGATTGATAATCTATTCCCAGTTTGTCGTTCTTGCCATAACAAAGCACACTCAAATAAAGCTATTAATGAGGATTGGAAAGAAAAGCTTAAAGAAAAAATAAAAGAAAAAGAATGGGAAAATTTATATAATAATAAAAATGGGAGTATAAAATGAATACATGTAGTTTTGACGGAAGACTTGGTGCAGATGCAGAACTAAAAGAAGTATCTGGATATAAAGTTTGTAATTTTTCTATAGGTACAAATGTTGGCTATGGAGATAATAAAAAATCTTTTTGGGTTGAATGTGCTTTATGGGGAAAACAAGGCGAGGGAGCAGTAAAACATCTAGTAAAAGGTCAACAGATATTTGTTAATGGTGAATTATCAACAAAAGAATATGAAAAAAATGGCGTTGTTAAAACTATTTTAATTTTAAAAGTTAATAATTTTTCATTTGGAGCTAAACCTATGACTGCACAAACAAATAATATTCCAAGCCCTGATTTAGATGACGAAATACCATTCTAATGGATATTTATTCAATAGGGTTTGACCCTAATAAACTATCATATCAGCATGAAGAATTGGGAATGAGGTTTGCTGACCTTGATACAGCAGTTGAATTAATGAAAAAAGAAGAAAAAATGATAATTGCTGAATTAACGATTTACTATTCAAAAAAAGCCAATTATAAAAATATGACAGAATTAAATGGTTTAATTTATTCTGATATAAAATTTAAGAGCTATCTTGATAGATACGAGAAAACTCTTAAACAAAGGAATCAATCTAAAATTAGATTTGAAACCTTTAAGGCTTTCAGAGATGACTTAAGAACTAAAGTGGTCAATGAAAGAGAACTGGCAAAACATAATTTATAGAAAGGATTATTATGTCACAAATAGAACAGGTTTTAACCTACCTTAAAAAAGGCAATTCAATAACATCATGGGAAGCTATTCATAAATTTAGATGCACACGATTAAGTGCTGTTATCTATAGTTTAAGAGAACAAGGCTACACTATTATTGCTCAAAATCTATTAGGTAAAAATGGCAAAAGATATGCTGAGTATACTTTAATTAAGGAGAATAATAATGTCAGATAAGTACAATCTTTCAGATGAATTAAATCAATCACGTGAATTAGACCAAGACCAAGAAAAAGAAACTGCAATTTACAAACATTTAGCTGATAATGGAGTTATGGATAAATTAGTTTTTGCCCTTAATGAATATATCATAAAGTTTGGCAGAACTAGTAATGTTCACGACCAATGTTTTGATTTAAAACTTCAAGTTCTTGAAAATAAAAAACACCTACAAGAGTGGGTTGATAAAATATGATAGAACATTTTGAAAAATTTAATGTTAGTGGCAAGGGTTTACTGCCACTTTCATTTAGTCATATCAATGAATTTGCTTTTTATAGAGAACGATGGGCTTTAAGACGTATATTTGGTTATGAATTTCCTAGTTCAGCACCTGCAGAAAGAGGTAAAGCTGTTGAATCTGGATTAAATATGGTTCTTAATGGAATATCTGTACAAGATGCTTCTGAAAAGATGATTGCAGAATTTGATGCTAATTGTTTAAAAATAACAGACCCTAAAGTTGACGATGAAAGAGCTAATTTAGTTCCTTTATTAGAACTAGGGGCTAGTAAATTTCAAGAACATGCTTTTCAATGGAATTTAATTGGTTATCAAAAGAAAGTTGAAGTTGATATTCAAGGCATACCATTTATTGGATATACAGATTTTCAGTTTGAAGATAAGAACTCAAAAGAGGATTTTTTTATTGATTTAAAAACTTCTAAAACAAATCCATTACAAATGTCTACATCACATGCTATGCAACAATCAATCTATAATAGAGCGACCAATGCAAGGCAAATGCTATGGTATTTAAAAACGCCTACAAAGACCAAAGCACCAGAGTTTACTCAATTAGAATTATCAAGTTATGACCACTATATGAAAATATGTGAGCATATTGTAAATGTGATGGGTAATTATTTAAAAACTGTAAATAGTCCAGATGACGTTAAAAATTCATTAGTGCCTAACCCTGATAATTGGATTTGGAAAGAAGAAACAGTTCTAAATGCTAGAAAAGAAATCTGGGGATATTAACCAAATTTAAAAAATAGGTTTATTTTATAATCTATTTAATATAGAAATATAAACAAGTTAAATTGGAGAAAATAAATGTTTATAGACGAAAATTCAAAGCCTAAAGAGAAATTAAAAGCATGGTATCTTTTCACAGAAGATTTCATAGCAGGTACTCAACACCTTTCAAACGAGCAAATAGGAATATATATTAGATTACTTTGTTGGAACTGGAATAAAAGGTGTGCAGGATTACCAAGTAATAATATGACTATTTATAGAATTGCGAATTGTATAACAGATGATGAAAGGCAATCATGTAATATAATTATAAAAGAGTTTTTTATTCTTATTGATGACCATTATCAAAATGAAAGACAACTTCAAGAATATTTATATATAACAAGAAGAATAGATGCTTCTAAAGTCAATGGGAAGTTAGGTGGCAGACCAAAAAAACCTAGCCAAAACCCCCCTACCCCTACCCCTACCCCTAAACCTAAAACCACTAAAATAGATTATACTTCTTTTTTTAATACGTTTTGGGATAAAGTTTCTAATAAAGTAAGTAGGGGAATAGCTGAAAAGAATTATTTAAAGCTAGAAGAAGAATGGTTAAATAAACCACAAGATTTAGCTATTATGTATAATAAATATTATAATTCAGTTGAAGATAAACAATTTGTTAAACAACCTGCATTTTGGTTATCAGCTAAAAAATACTTAGATGAAGCACCTAAAAAACAAGAAGAAATTAAAACTGACCAATATTCAATGAGATTAAAAGTATTTAAAGAAGCTGTAGATAATAAAAAAGGCAGTAGCTTTGCTCAGAAATATGCAAAACAACACCCTTATGACGTTCAAAGGGCTATTAATGAGGGGCATTTTACAAGGTCAGACGCCATAGAATATTTAGATATGGGGAGTTGGGTATAATGATGAGTTTAATTAAAGGTTATACGACTGTTTTTCAATGTATTGGCGATGCTTATAGGCAAAAAGATATACAAAGATTTTATTATGGTTATCAACTCTGCATAAGGGCTAAAACTAATATGAAAAACTTGCATAAATATCTTGATAATAGGTATAATTTTAAACGTAGTGAATGTTTTAAAATGTTAAAAGAGGCTAGAGGATTCAAAAAATGAGTAGGCAACACAATATAAAATCAAAATATGTTGAATTAAAAAACATATATAAAGAACTTAAAAATAAAAAAACTACAGAAGAAGATGAAACTGAAAGATTTGAAGATGTACCAGAAACATTATCTGAAAGAGATAGAGAGGGAAGTTATAAAATGAAAGGTTACATGGAATTTTATCAAATGTTAAAGTTTTTTATTGATACAGAAGAACAAGTTCAGCCATCAGGTATGGTATCTAAACACAAAGATTATGTAAGGTAAAAGGTTAAAAATGGATATTCAAGAAATAGAAATAGATAAATTAATCCCATATCACAATAACCCTAGAAAAAACCAAGATGTTGATAAAGTTGCAAGTTCTTTATCTGAATTTGGCTTTCAACAACCAATAGTTGTCGATAAAAAAATGGTTGTTATTGTTGGTCATACTCGATTATTAGGTGCTAAAAAACTAGGAATGAAGAAAGTACCAGTTTTAGTTGCTGACTTAAGTGAAGCTAAAGCAAGAGGTTATCGTATTGCCGATAATAGAATAGCTGAAGATGCAAATTGGGATTATGACTTATTAAAACTTGAAATAGATTTGCTTAAAGAAATAAACTTTAATATCAATGAGTTAGGGTTTGAAGAACAAGAACTTGAAACAATAATATTTCAGAATAATCACGATTCACGAGATTGGCTAGATACTGAAGAACATTGGCAAGATATGCCATCTTTTGAGCATCAAGACCAATCACCACATAGAGCATTAACAGTTAATTTTGTAAATCAAGATGCCGTAGATAAATTTTTCCAATTAATTAAACAAGATTACACAGAAAAAACTAAATATATATGGTTTCCATCTATTGAAAAAAGAGTAGTTAAAGATAAGTATTATGAAAACTAATCAATTTCCAATTTATATTCCATCAAAAGGTAGAGCCGATACAAGATTAACAGCAAAAGCTTTAGAAGAAATGAATGTTCCATATACAATAGTTGTAGAAGAACAAGAGTACTCGCAGTATGCGAAGGTTATAGATAAGAAAAAAATATTAGTATTAGATAAGACCTATCAGCAAGATTACGATACATGCGACGATTTAGGCGATAGTAAATCAAAGGGACCTGGACCTGCTAGAAATTTTATATGGCAACATAGTATTGATAGAGGTTATAATTGGCATTGGGTTATGGACGATAATATTAAATGTTTTAGACGTTGGCAAAATAACTTAGAAATTAAATGTACTGATATAACACCATTTCAAGTTATGGAAGATTTTGTACTAAGATATAAAAATATAGGTATGGCAGGACCAAATTATACATTCTTTGTTATAGATAAATGGGGACATCAATATACACCTTTTACAGTTAATACTAGAATTTATTCATGTAATTTAATAAGAAATGATTTACCATTGCCAGATAGGTGGCGAGGAAGATATAACGAAGATACAGATTTATCATTAAGAATATTAAAAAAAGGGTGGTGTACAGTTCAATTTAATGCTTTCTTACAAGAAAAAGCTAATACACAAACGCTTAAAGGTGGAAATACAGACGAATTTTACGCTGAAGAAGGTACAATTCCTAAATCTAACATGCAAATGAAATTGCACCCAGACGTTACAAAGCTCGTGTGGAGATATGGTAGGCATCATCATTATGTAAATTATAATAAATTTAAAAAAGAAAACAAATTAGTATTTCGTGAAGATTACAAAAAGAAAAAAGGAATAAATGAATATGGTTTAAAATTAAAACAATTTAATAATTAAAATATACTTTTACTCAAAGGGAAAAAGAGGATTATGGCAAGACCAAAGAAATATCAAATTGATACTGTTCAATTACAAAAATTAGCAACATTAGGTTGTACAAATAAAGAAATGGGAGATTTTTTCGGTTGTTCAGCAGATTTATTAGAAAAGAGTTATTCGGAATTTCTGATAAAAGGGAGGGCAGAACAAAAAATGAGATTAAGACAGCTACAATGGAAAGCTTGTGAAAGTGGAAATGTAACAATGCTTATTTTCTTAGGAAAGAATATGTTAGGTCAACAAGATAGAATAGAAGAAACACAATTAGATGAACCTTTACCTTGGACTAACTAATGCCATTAACAAAACCTCAAACAGAAGTAATAGAAAATAAGTCAAGATTTAGGGTATTAATAACTGGTAGAAGATTTGGTAAAACATTTTTAGCAATAAATGAGTTAGCCAAGTTTGCAAGTCAATCAAATAAAAAAGTTTGGTATGTTGCTCCTACTTATAGACAAGCAAAACAAATATGTTGGAATGAACTTAAAGAAAGATTAGTTGACCATAGGTGGGTTAAAAATATTAATAATAGTGATTTAACTATAACTTTAAAAAACAATTCAAGGATTACATTAAGAGGTGCAGATAACGAGCAATCTTTACGAGGAGTTGGTCTTGATTTTATTGTTCTTGATGAATTCGCAGATATACATAAAGAAGCTTGGTATGAGGTATTAAGACCTACATTATCAGATACTGGAGGACATGCTCTATTTTGTGGTAGTCCTAGAGGATTTGGAAACTGGTCTTATGAACTATTTAAACAAGGAGAAACTAATAAAGATTGGTCTTCATTTAAATATACAACCTTAGAGGGTGGGCAAGTTGCAGATGACGAAATAGAGCAAGCCAGACAAGATTTAGATATAAGAACATTCCAACAAGAGTATGAAGCAACATTTGTTAATTACTCTGGAATGATATATTACAACTTCAACAGACAAAAAAATATAATTGATAAATATAGTAAAGATTCAGCAGTTTTACATATTGGATTAGATTTTAACGTAGACCCTATGAGTGCTGTAGTTTGTATTATACTACAAGAAACAATTATGGTTGTTGATGAAATACAAATTTATTCTTCAAATACTCAAGAAATGTGCGAAGAAATTACAAATAGATACAATAATAAAAAAATAATAGTTTATCCAGACCCTAGTGCTAGACAAAGAAAAACGTCTGCAGGTGGATTTACTGATTTAAGTATCTTGAAAAATGCAGGATTTGATGTAAAATGTAAAAATACAGCACCTTTAATTAGGGATAGAATTAATGCAGTTAATTCAAAACTTAAAAATGTTAATGGAAAAAACAATCTGTTTATTGTTAAATCTTGCAAAAATGTGATTAAAAGCATAGAAAGACAGATATATAAAGAGGGTACTCACATTCCTGATAAAGATAGTGGTTATGACCATATGAATGATGCTCTAGGTTATTTAGTAGAATTTAACTTCCCACTAAGAAGGAATTTTGTAGCAAGCCCAGTTAAAAGGTGGAGTTGATGAACAAAGAAATCTTACAATCTAAACATGATTTATGGCACGCTAACATATCTAATTGGGAATTTTATATAAGAAGTTATTTAGGTGGGAATGATTATAAAAATGGTTATTACCTACATAGATATGTTTTAGAAAGCCCAGAAGAATATGATTCAAGAGTTAGACACACACCAGTAGATAATCATTGTAAAAATGTTGTTCAAATATATACAAGTTTTTTATGGAGAGTTCCACCAACAAGAGATTATGGCGTTTTAGATGGTGATTTACAGCTACAATCATTTTTAAAAGATGCTGATTTAGATGGTAGGTCATTTGATACTGTAATGCGAGAAGTACAGATGAATGCCAGTATTTATGGTAATTGTTGGGTTATATTAGATAAACCACAATCAAATGCTAAAACAAGAGCAGAAGAACTTGCACAAGATATACGACCTTATATTTCAATATATACACCAGAAAACATTGTTAATTGGAATTATAAAAGGTCAGCTAGTGGAAGATTTTATTTAGATTTATTAGTCGTTATTGAAGATATAAATTCAGAAAGGGCAATTATTAAAGTTTTTACTGAAGAAGCCATAATGACATATGAGTTTGAAGAATATGACAAAGAATACACAGATAAAGAACCTAAGTTATTAGAGGAGATTCTTAATCCTATAGGGAGCATTCCTGCTGTAAATGTATATAATCTTAGAGGTAACAAAAGACCTATTGGTATTAGTGATTTAGCTGATGTGGCACATTTGCAACAATCTATTTATAATGATTATTCCGAGAAAGAACAATTAATCAGATTGGCTAACCACCCTAGTTTAGTTAAGACTCCTAATGTTGAAGCTAGTGCAGGTGCAGGGGCAATTATCGAAATACCAGAAGATTTAGATTCAGCTTTAAAGCCTTATATAATACAGCCTAGTGGTCAAAACTTAGATGGAATTATGAAGTGTATACAAACAAAAGTAGATGCTATTGATAGAATAACTCATATGGGTTCAGTAAGGGCAACTGGAACACAGATAGCTAGTGGAATAGCATTACAAACAGAGTTTCAATTATTAAATGCTAGATTATCTGAAAAAGCAGATTATTTAGAAAATGCTGAAGAACAAATCTGGGATTTATTTGCTAAATGGCAAGACAAACAATGGGACGGTTCAGTAAACTATCCAGATACATTTGATATTAGAGATTGGGCTAACGATTTACAATATTTACAAATGGCTAAAGCATCTGGCATTAAATCAGAAACATTTAATAAAGAAATAGATAAACAGATAGCAGAAGCTGTAATAGATGATAACGAAACTATGAAAACTATTAATGATGAAATAGATGCCGTTAGAACAGTAAGAGGGCAATTTCAGACAACCGAAGTAGAGGGTCAAACAGTTGGCGAAGAAGAAAGTTCCTAAAGATAAAAAGACTAAGATACCTAAAAAATATTTATCTGGTTTAAAAGGTGCAAAAAGAAATGCTAGAGCAACCTTATTAAAGCAAATTAGTTCTTTGTACAAGGCAGGAGCAAGAATACCAATGGCATTATTAAAGAAAAGGAACAAGTCATAATGGCAGTTAAAAGAAAACCTTTATCAGCAAGAACTATTGCAACTCTTAAAGCAAAAGCCAAAAAATCTAAGTTATTTAATTTAGCAGATTTAAAGGCTAGTTTTCGTAGAGGTCAAGGTGCATTTCTTTCATCTGGTTCAAGACCTAGAATACCGATGTCAGCATGGGCAATGGCAAGAGTCAATAAACTAATTAGTCGTGGCAAGTCTGGAACATTTGATAAAGACCTAATAAAAAGAGCCAGTAAACGTAAAAGAAAATGATGCTGATGTTATGGAGAAGCCTAAAAAAATATGTATTATTTGTAAGGTTTTTTTAATAGAGGTTTTTAAAGATGTTTATAAATGTCCAGTATGTAGAGCAATAGTTAACGAAAGGTTAGATGATAGGAAACAAGATGGCGATTTATAGAGGAAGAAACGTATCATTAAATAAACCTTTTAGATTATCAACAACCGAATCAAAACGTAAAAAATTTGGGGTTTATGTTAAGAATAAAGCTACTGGTAACGTCAAAAAAGTTACATTTGGTGCTAGAGGAATGAGTATCAAAAAACATATACCTGCAAGGCAAAAGTCTTTTCTCGCTAGAATGGGTGGTGTTTTAAAAGAAGTTAAAGGGCAAAAAACATTATCACCTGCTTATTGGTCAATAAGGGCGTGGAAAAAGAACTTTCCATTATAATATATGTCTAAAATTTTAGAAAAATTAGCTGACCAACATGAGGAACGAATTATTAATGTTCTTTATAAATTAGAAGATGACGTTATTAGAGAAGTAACAAGGGCAACTTCTGGTGCTTTAGTATCACAAAGAATAGCTATACAACTACAGCCTAAAATTAGAACACTAATTGAATCTACTTTTTTAAATGAAGCAGATTTAATAATAAATGAAGAATATAATAAAATAGCCAAAGTTGTACTCGATACATTTGGTGAAATGCCTATACCACAAAAGTTTAAAGGTTTAACTGAAGTTGACTTAACAACAATTAATGCACTTAAAACACAATCGTTTTCTGGTTTTGAAGATATAGCTGAAAGATTTTTAAAAATAATAAATGATGAAGTTTATCAAAGTACAATAGCAGGCAGACCTTTTGATGATATGGTTAAAAACATAAGGCAACATATTAATGGCGTTTATCAAAAGACTAATACTCGTGAGATAAATGAATTAGTTGATTTTATTAACGAGAATAAATTTGATAATTCAAAAAAAGCACAAATAGAAGAAGCTGTTAGCAAACTTCATACTCAATATGCTTCAGATAGGGCAGGAAATAACCTTAGAAGATATGCAGGGCAAATAGCACACGATTCAGTTATGCAGTTTCATGGACAGTTTACAGTTGCAAAAGCTAAAGAATCAGGTTTAACTCATTATACATACACAGGAACATTAGTAAGGGATAGTAGACCTTTCTGTCAGAATATGCTAAACAAGGTATTAACCGAGAAAGAAATTCGGGATATTTGGAATAATCAAGGTTGGGCAGGCAAATCTACTGGAGACCCTTTTATAGTAAGAGGTGGGTATAGATGCCGACATACTTGGATTCCAACAGACCCAGAGTGGGATATATGAGGAGACATAGATGGAAGAAAATACAGTAGAACAACCTAAAGAACAGGTTGAAGAAACTCAAGTAAAAGAAGAAAAGCCTAATGCAATATCTTATACAGAAGACCAAGTTACTGAAATGGTCAGAAGAAGATTAGCACAAGAAAGAAGCCAAGTTTATAAAAAACTAGGTGTTGAAGATTTAGATATAGCTGTAAATGCAGTCAAAAGCCAAAAAGATTTAGAAGAAAAACAAAAAATACAAAAAGGTGAGTTTGAAGAAATACTTAAAAACAAAACTCAAGAGTGGCAAAAAGAACGCTCAAACCTTGAAAGCCAACTTAAAGATATTAAGATTAACAAGTCTTTATTATCTTCGGCATCAAAGAATAAAGCTATAAATCCAGACCAAGTTGTTGAACTTTTAAAAAGTGGGATTAAGCTTAATGAAACTGGAAACGTGGAAATACTTGATAAATCAGGATTAGCACGATATAACAGTAATGGGGAACTCTTAACTACTGACGAGTTGGTGCAAGAGTTTTTAACACAGAACCCACACTTTGTTAGTGCTACACCTAGTGGCTCTGGGACGGTGTCAAATGTGGATAGGAGAGAACTCAATAAACCTTTAAATTTGAGTGATTTAGATATGAACAATCCATCGGATAGGAAAATGTATGCTGAATATAGAAAGCAAAGAAATTCCAAACCTAATACGATTGTTTTAAATAATTAAATGACATTAAATTTGTAAGGAGTTAAAATATGTCTAATGAAACTACCAGTTCAACCATCTCGGAATTATATACCGAAATAGTTGCAGAAGCATTATTCGTTGCTAATGAGCAATCTATAATGAGAAACCTTGTCAGAAACTACACTATCGTTGGTGGTGGTAAATCAGTAGAAGTGCCGATTTATTCAGCAGTATCAGCGTCAGCAGTAAGTGAAGCCGCAGACCTTTCAAACACAGCTATAAACCCAAGTTCAGTTACTATAACAGCATCTGAAGTTGGAATTATGACAACACTAACAGACTTAGCAAGAAATTCAGCATCGAGAAATGTTGCAGGAGATATTGGTAGATTGTTTGGTGAAGCTATAGCTAAAAAAATAGATGCCGATTTATCAGCATTATTTACAGGCTTTTCAACACAAAAAGGACCAGGAGCAGGTGCAGAATTAACAATTCAAGATTTGTTTGAAGCAGGTACAGAGTTAAGAACCAACAATGCACCACAAGCTTATTATGGTGTATTTCACCCAAAGCAAATATTTAATGTGAAAAAAGCATTAACAAATACATTTGCAGGGTCAGCTAATATTCCAGACTTAGGTAATGAAGCTTTAAGAAATGGTTTTGTTGGACAAATAGCAGGCATACAAATATTTGAAAGTTCAAATGTTGCTGTAGATGGTTCTGATGACTCTATTGGTGGTGTATTCTCACAAGATGCTTTAGGTTTAGCTATGATGCAAGACCTTAAGATTGAATCACAAAGAGATGCTTCATTAAGAGCAGATGAAATCGTAGCCACAGCAGTTTATGGAG